CCTTCCCAGTTCGATTCACCGTTCGATGATACATGGCGCATTCAGGGACTGATCCAACTTGGTCTCCGACCGCATAATTAGATGAGGAGTAAGCAAGAATGGCAGAAAATGATGTCGCCGTAATCACACCGGCAAGGGGTTATATCTTCCTTGCCGCTACGGGAACGGCACGACCAACCCCTGGTGCGATCGACTCGTTCGATCCTACCGTTGGGCTTTCGGGTTGGGTTTCGATTGGGCACACTGCCCGTGACGAACTCCCGACCTTCGGGTTTGATGGTGGTGACACCGAAGTCAAGGGTACTTGGCAGAACGCCTCGCTCCGTGAGGTTGTGACCGAGGTTGCCTCCGACTTTGTCACGTTCAACTGCCACCAGTTTGACGAGACTGTTCTGGGGTTGTACTACTCCGTTGCCGATGGTGGGTCTACCGAGGGTGTCTTCGAAGTGCAGAGTGCACCGACTACGCCAATCGAGAAGGCTATCGTCATTGTCATCATGGATGGCACGACCAACATTGCCATGTGGGCGTCCAAGGTTTCCATTCGTCGTGAAGATGCTATGGAACTGGCAATCGATGAGTTCGCGTTCATGCCGCTTCGTGCGACATTCCTGAAGAACTCTACCGATCCACTTCTGGCATGGGTGTCTGCCGACACAGGGGTTAACCACTCCTAATCGGTGAGGGGGAGCACGGTTCCTGGCGGACCCGCCGTGCTCCCCTTTTTTCTCTGGGTCCACCACCATACTTCGAAAGGGTTCGCCATGAGTAACACCTTCAGCCTGGATGATCTGAACCAGGCCATCGAGACCAAGTACGCCCCATTCTACTTCTCGGCCAACGGCTACACCTACGAGCTTCGCCAGATTCTCCGACTCGCCTCGTCTGAGCGAGCCGTGGTTGTCACCCTGCTGAAGGATCTGGAAGCCATGAGCAGCGAAGACCCAGACGAGGAAGAGATTCTGGATCTCATCGAGTCGCTTCTGTCTGTCATCACGGCCAACCGTAAGGGTGATGAGCTGATCACCCTCCTGGGCCACGACCTGATTCGGGTCAAGACGTTGATGGAAATGTGGATGGAGGCGACCCAGGCGGGGGAAGCATCGCCCTCGCCCGCCTAATAGACCAGGCTGGTGAGGCTATCGTCGCAGATTTCCAGTCAGAATATTCACTGAACTTGGTTGATGTTGTCCGGACGGGGTCGCACGACCCCGCCACACTACTTGTGCTTCTCAAGCAGCTTCCCCTGGGTTCTCGAACGGTTGCCGCCCTTCGAGGCGGCGAACAATTCGTTGGCTGGGATGTGGATAGGTACTTTTTGGCACAGCTCATCGACAGTGTGAACCGTGTGGCCTACACGGTTGCTGCGGCTAACTCCAAGAGGAAGCCCAAGGCACCAAAGCCTACTGTTCGCCCTTCGCGAGTCCAGAAGAGTGCGGCACAGTCCAACCCATTCCGACAGCAGCTAGCCAAAGCCAAGAAGGCTAAGGGAGGATAGTACATGAGCAGCCCTGGCGGCTCTACCATTGGTCGCGTATCCGTCAAGGTTGTTCCGGATACCTCCAAGTTCAAGCAGGAGCTAGAAGCCCAGCTCAAGAAGAGTCTCAAGGACTTCAAGGTCAGTATCGACGTCGAAGCCGACACAGCAGCAGCACGTGCCGAGCTTGAAGCTCTGAAGAAGAAGATTGATGCTCTCGACAAGACGGTTCGTGTCCGGGTAAACCAGGACGACGTGAAGAACCTGAAGAGTATCGGTGGGGCTGCTAGTTCCGCAGGCGAGGGTTTCAGCAGCATGGGCAGGTTCGCCCTGATCGGTGTTGCCGTACTACTTCTTCTGGCGCCAGCCCTGGCCCTGATTTCCACGCTGCTGGCAGGACTCCCGTCTCTGCTGTTCCTGGCAGGGTCTGCATTCGCGGCCATCGCACTGGGCATGGACGGGATCAGTAAGGCAGCAGAAGTATTCGGACCCTCGATCGAGAGCCTGAAGAACTCGTTGTCGGCCACGTTCGAACGCGGTCTGACCCCGGTATTCGAGCAGTTGAATTCGATTTTCCCAGTCCTTGAACGTGGACTGAACGTGGTTGCCGAAGGTCTTGTGTCGGTAGCCCAGGGTTTCACCAATGTGGTTACCTCTTCGGAGGGTATGACCCAGATCGAGAACTTCCTGAACAACACAGGTCAGTTCTTCCAGCAGATTACTCCTGGTATCGAGTCGTTCACACGCACTCTCCTTACCCTGGCGAGTGCGGGGTCTGAATCGTTCGGCAAGCTCGCAGATGTTTTCAACACCTTTACCCAGGGTTTTGATGACATGATCCAGGAAGCCGTCAAGAGCGGCACCCTATTTGATGCGCTGGACGGACTTGCCAAGGTTACTTCGACGCTCCTGGATGTGTTCACCGATCTGTTTGGTGCAGGCCTGGAGGCCATGTCCATTCTGGGTGGTCCCATCTCGGATCTGTTCAAGGGTTTCGGTGACGCACTGGTATCCCTGATGCCAGCCCTGACCAAGCTGTCAGAAATCGTGTTCAACGTCCTGGGCAAGGCATTCGAAGCGCTGGTTCCCATCTTCGATAAGCTGACCCCGGCATTCCTGAAGCTGGCCGACATCTTCGGGGAGCTTGTGGGAGGTGCGCTGGATGGGCTAAGCCCACTTCTGGAGACAATCGCAGGTATCCTAGGGGATACACTCCTGAAGGCGCTCACAGCGCTTGAGCCGTTCATCGAACCACTACTGAATGCGTTCAAGGAACTAGCTCTCATCGTGAGTGAGAAGCTGCTTCAGGCATTCACGGATATTATGCCGTTGTTCGATCAGATCGTCAAGTTCATCACGGATCTGATGACAGCAATCACTCCGCTACTTCCTTCTTTGATCGAGTTGGGTTCGGAAATCTTCCAGGCCATCATTGATGTGATGAAGGACCTGATGCCACACCTGATGAGGTTCGCGCAGGAAGTACTTCCCCTGATTATTCAGGCCGTCAAGGACCTGACCCCGTTTATCTTGGACATGATCGACGCCTTTATCGACATCGTGCCTGCAATCGCAGACTTGGTGGGGTGGATCATCGACAAGACAATCCCGGCGTTCAACGGTTTCATGCAAATCGTCAAGGATGTCATGGGGCCCATCAAGGATATCATCGCAGGAGCCATCGAATACATCACTGGTGTTATCGATGCGTTCACAGGACTGATCACAGGTGACTGGGGTAGGTTCTGGGATGGTATCCAGGAGATGGCCAAGGGTGCGGTAGACATCCTGGGTGGAATCATCGAAGCCGGACTAGACCTGGTTATCGACTTCTTCATCAACCTTCCGCTGGAAATCATCGGTGCGATGGGTGATACCGGAAAGATGTTGGCCGATGCCGGTCGAAAGATCGTCCAAGGTTTGATTGATGGTATCAAGTCCATGATCGGTGCTGCTGGCAATGCCATCAAGGGTGTTGTGGATAATATCCGTAGCTTCCTGCCGTTCTCCCCTGCCAAGCAGGGTCCGTTCTCGGGTCGTGGGTATACCCTCTATTCGGGCAGGGCACTCATTGAAGACTGGGCGTTGGGTATGCAGCAGGCAGCACCAAGTGCTATTGCTGCTATCGAGGATGTCATGGGTCGTACCCAAACGGCTATGGATCTGGAAGCGTCTGTGCAGTCTGATGGGTTTGGTGGTATCAGCGATAAGGTTGCTGCCGCACTCTCGGGGTGGAGCGTCGAAATGGACGCGAATGGTTTGACTCGAATGGTCAACAAGACCAATAATCTGAACAAGAGGCGATAATGGTTTCCTGGTACCTAGGCCCATTGGGCAACCTCCGTGAACTGGACACTCCGGAGGTCAGCATGACCGTAACGGATGTTCGTTATGGTGGAGTCCATCAGGCTTTGAGTGGTGCCAGGACCATGGATACCACCGGAGTCAAGCAGGATCTAGCGCTGTCGTTCCGCCTCCTCACCGAGGCGGACTACCGCTGGCTCCAGGCTCTTGCAACCCGGCATATTCCTGGGCCACACCGCCTGATCAACCCGCTTCGTAGGAACCGCATGTCGGAATACGGAGCTTCGTGTAACGCGGTTAG